GGTCGGAACCGGAGCGTACCTCCGAGGCCGCAAAGCCGCTCTCCGGCTCGAAATCGGTGCCATCGAATGTCAGCGTCCGGTCGTGGTCGGTGAAGCCAAGCGTCACCCCATCGGCCCGCACGATCCGCCAGCACCAGGCCAGCGTGGTTGTGCCCTCGTCGAGATGGGCCTGCAGTGCGGGCGGGATCGCCTTCACTTCCGCCCCCAGCCGCGCCACAGGGCGACCGAGGCCAGCGCCGAGGAAACCACGCCCCCGGCCGTGCCGGTCAGGGCGTAGAGGTTGAAGGGACGCAGATCGAAGCTGCCGGTCATCAGATCGAAATCTGCCAGCCCAGCCATGGCCAGACCTGAGGCGGCAAGACAGGCCAGATAGACCAGCCCGCGTGCAAGGTTCCAGTTCATGATGTTGCCTTTCCTGTGAAGAATTCCATCAGCCGCTGCCACCACGACGGGGAACCTGGCGATTCCGTAGTCGCAGGCAGTGGCGTGGTCGGTGGCACCGGCTGAACCGTTGGGCGCAGCAGGGTCAGCGCCTCGGTCTCGGTCAGTCGCCGAATGGGCCGCGAGAGATCCACCCGGCCATTGCGGTCCACTGCCCAGACAGGAATGGTGCCGGTCGGATAGCGGCTATCACGGAACAGATCGCGTTCGGCCTCGCGGCGCGTGCGGATCGCGGCGGGCCGAAGCCAGCCCATGAAGCCCTGCGCGGCGGCGGCGCGGTTGCCCGCGTTCAGATGGCGGGACAGCGATGCCTTGGCGATGCCGCCGGTGTTGTAGTGGAAGCTGACGAGCGCATCGAACTCGTGCGGCTCCAGCGGCACCCTCACCGCGCGTAGAACTTCTGCCTCATAAGCCACGATGTCGGCACGGAAGAGCCGGAACGCCTCGCGAATCCCGACGTCGAGATCGGCGGGCATCCCGCGCGGCATCCCTGCCGGATTGGGCGGCCCTGCCGAGGCAGTGTGGCCGATGCCGAAGGTCCAGACGTTCTTCACATCGAGATAAGGTCCGGGCACGAGTCCTTCGTGCCGGACGAGGGCCAGAAGCCCCCGATCAGTCATGTGCATGGGATCACCCGAAGAGTGTTGAGAGGATCAGGATCAGGGCGGCGACCAGAAGGCCGATGCGCAGGCGGTGGCTGAAGGCCTGTGCGGGATCGGCGGCATCGCAACGAATGGAGCGCGCTAGACGGAGAAGTTCATGCATCGGGGGGCCCCCTCTTGCCGCTGCGCAGCCGGGCGAGGACGACCTCGATGAAGGCGGGGCCGAAGACACCGACCAGATAGGCGGCCGACCCCGCTGCACTCCCGGCCGGGATTGCCTGCGATGGCAGGCCGAGCCAGGCGGTGATGATCGCCATGGACAGACTGCCCATCCCGGCCGCGATCAGACCGCCGAGCAGGATGTGGCGCAACGCATCGCGCAGCCGCATCCGAGTGGTGAGCGCATTGGTCGCCCCGCCAAGCGCGCCCCAGGCGGCGAGGATGACGGCGGTGGAGGTCGCCAGGTCACGCAGCACCGCGGCGACAAAGCCGGTTTCTTCGTTCATCGTCGGATCTCCAGCAGTGGAATGGATGTGATCGACCCCAGCCGCTCGTGGTCGAGGGTGACGTCGAGCATGTCGGTGTCGAAACGGACCGGGACGTCGAACTCGAAGCCTGCCGCGATTGCGACGCCTGCGCCGGGGGCAGTGGTGAAGGTGACGTTGCCGGTAGTGGTATCGGCGCTCCAACCCGTCATCTGTTCGACGCCGTTCAGAGCGAGGCGGACGGTCCCTGCCACCGGCTTGGCGATGGCACGGGGCCAGCTTTGCGGCCCGGAAATGTAGCGTTTCAGCAGGGCGAATGTGTTGACCGCACCATTACCGGTGCCGATGGGCTGGTCGGTCGGGGCCACCAGTTGTGACGGCAGGCAGGATTTGTAATCCGCCCAATCCTTGTAACGAAAGCCGTACAAGCGGCCGTTGCGGGCTTCGAAGAAGGCGACGACCGCCGCAAGATCGTCAGCGCGGCGGATGCCATAGGCCACATCATAACGGCGGCGCGAGTTGGCCCAGCTGCCGTTGCGCTCCTCATCGCCGCTGGCCAGCTCGACCACTTGCGTGCGCCGTTCCGGGCCCCCGCGCGCCCCGCGGCTAATGTTGTCGGGGAACCTGACTTCATGGAACGCCATCACATGCCCCTCCGGCCTTGCGACACGGCCCGGGCAATGTCGCTCGCCACCTGCGTCCGCGATTGCCGGAAGCTTTCGGCATCGCGCGCCATGATGGTGACGTTGACGGCGGGTGCGTTGGTCTGACCGTAGCCTGCAGCCTCGCGGCGGGAGAGCACGCGTTCGCCCCGTTGCAGGATCGCAGGCACTTCATCGGGTTTGATCCCGGCCCAGCCTCCCGCGTGCATCCGGGGTGCTCCGGCAAATGCCAAAGCCGGGACCATGCGGCCCGGGCCCGGCGATCCGACCACACCACCGGCGTGCAGGATGTTGGCGAAGATACCACCCGCGCCGCCGAGCGCTCCCGACAATGCGTTGGCAATCGGCCCGAGGATGAACCGCCGCGCTGCCAGCTTGGCCAGATCGGCAATCATCGACGTCACCAGATCCCGGAAGTCGAGCTTGCCGGTCTTGACGAACTCGCCCACGGCGTTCTCGGCCGAGGTGAAGGCCCCGACCAGTGCGCTACCAATATCACCGCCGATGTTGCGCGCCTTGGTAGCGTAGTCGGCAAGTGCCTCAGTGACTGCGCCCCAGCCGGTCGCCGCCTGGTCAGCCCCTGCTGCAGCGTCAGCCCCGGCGTCACGCGCCGCTGCGCCCGCATTCCCGGCAGCAGTTGCGGTGTCGTCCAGTTCGGTGTTCAGAGCATCCGCCGAACTGGCGGCATCTGCCAACGCCGTTTCGGCATCCGTCCCGGTGCCGGTCACCGCGTCGCGCAGCGCCTGCCAACTTGCCAGCGGACGCCCGGCAGCATCGGCCAGCATGCCTGCTGCTTCGCGGTAACCGTCAGCCCGGCCACGCGCATCGTCGGCCATCGCGCCAAGCCCGAGGTCGGGCGGCTCGAGGTAGGTCCGGGACAACGCGGCTGAAAAGGCATCTGCTGCGGCCGCCCCGGCGGCGGTTGCGGCACCCTCGAACGGGTTGCCGATCCGCGCCAGTTCCAGCGGATCGAGCGTGCCGATCCGCACCCCACCTTCGCCGACCGCCCAGTCTGGCAGCAGGTCCAAGGCCGCGTTCAGCCCGTTGATGAAATTGTTGATGCGCGTGACGACGCCATTCAGCATCGCCTCGACCCCTGAGATCAGTCCATTCGCCGCCTGAAAGGCGAAATCGCCGATGGCGCCGGGCAGACTGCTCCAGATCGCCACCGCCGCATCATAAGCCCCCTGGAAGATCGCAGCCGTCCGGTCGCCGAAACTGACCACGCCTGCAATGGTGCCTTCAAGCGCCGACAGCCCGGCAGCTTTCAATCCTTCCCAGCCAGCGGCCATATTGGCAAAGGCCGCATCGAGTGACAGGCCGATGCGCGACCAGACTTCCTTTGCGAGATCACCCAGCAGGCGAAAGGCTTCGCCCACGCCGCCGACACGGGTCACAAGTTGCGAGAACTGATAGACCAGTTCCCCCGCGCCAACGATCAGCGCGCCGATGCCGGTGCGGATCAGCGCCCCACGCAGGAACACGAGTGCGGTGGCGAGGCCGCGCACCGATAGGGCGGCAACGGCCAGCCCGGCCACCCAGCGCCCGGCCATGAAGGCGGCGAAGGTCGCGGCATAGATAGCAAGCCGTGCGAGATTGTCAAAGACGGCGGTGATTGCACCGCCGATGGGCCCGGTGCCGCGCGCCATATCGGCCAGTGCAGTCGCCACGGTCTCCAGCGCCGGGGCGACGGCAGCGGTCAGGCGGTTGGTCAGGCCAAGCCAGATCAGGCTCAACTTGGCGATGGCATCGCCGGTGCGTTCGATCTGCGCCGCGTCGGCCGCACTCACCGCCACCCCGAAATCCTGCACATCCTGCGCGGCCTCTCGCAACGTGGCGGCGTCGATGCGCAGAAATGCCAGTGCGGCCCGGTCGCCGAACAAGTCCGAAGCCACGGCAGCGCGTTCTGCTTCCGGAACGAACTGGTTCAGTGCCTCCTGAATGGCGACAATACGCTGGTCGAGCGGCAAC